GTTAATTCCATATTATGAAAGCATGACTTTAGATTTTGCTTATTTTCAAGTTGATCTTTTATTGCCCGAAGAAGCTAAAGAAAACTTCGTATTTAATGAAACAGAACAAGAGCAAATTCTTAGATCAAGAAAAAGAGTGCCTAGACAAGTCATATTAACTGAGGGATTTTATCCAAGAAGAAAACGTGGACAGGCAATACCAATCAATAATACAAGATATAATAGAAGCGCAAAAGCATTTATAGAACAAAGACTAAATACTTTTTTACCCGATATGAGTGTAACCATGAAGAATAACCTTAATAGATCATTGAGAAAAAGCCTAGATGAAGCTACTAAATTAGGTCTTACAGGTGTTGATCTTGATGATTACCTAAGAAAAGGTATTTCTAAAAGTTTAGGAAAAAAGAACCTAGGCAGAGCTATGAATATAGCAAGAACAGAGGGTAGCGCTTTATCTAATTGGAGTACAAACGAGAGTGCAAAACAAACAGGATTAATACTTGAAAAAGAATGGATAACTAGAAGAGATGGACTAGTTCGTGATAGTCATTTGTTTATGGATACAGTAAGAGTAAATCAAGATAATGATTTTACTGTTCAAGGTTACAAAATGAATTATCCGGGAGATAGTAGCCAAGGAGCACCGGCAGGGCTAGTATGTAATTGTAGATGTAGCATGATTTTTCATGAAAGTAGGATATAATAGGAGTCAATATGGCAAAGCAATTTAAAGAATTTAAACTTTCTACAACTGATGAAGTTGAGGGAAAAGTAGAAGCAGTTTTTTCTGTGTTCAACGAAGTAGATAGTGACGGAGATGTCGTCCTACCTAATTCCATAAAATCCGGTTACGGAGAAAAAGGAGTCGCAATGGTCTGGGCTCATGATTGGAAAGATGTCGTTGGTAGAGGAGAAATAGTAGATGACGGAGACAAAGCCGTATTTAAAGGTCAATTCATCATGGATACAGAAAGAGGCAGAGACGCTTTCAATACTGTTAAAGCCATGGGAGATCTACAACAATGGTCATTTGGTTATGAAGTAGATGACTATGAAGTTGGAATGTTTAAAAAAGATAGCCAAGAAATAGAAGTACGATATTTAAAAAATGTAAAAGTTTGGGAAGTCAGTCCTGTATTAGTTGGGGCAAATCAAAATACATCAACATTATCTGTAAAGAGTGATGAGGACATGAGAGATGATTGCGTTAAAGATACAGAGATTCAAGAAATAAAAGAGCCAAAAAGATTTAACGAAGATGTGGACGAGTTGCTTATCAAGTTGTCTACTGTGTTAAAAAGGGCTAAGGAGCTTACTGCCTTACGCTTAAAGAAAGAAAAACTATTGTCGGAAAGTTCTACTGATGTACTTGAAGAGTTACAAGACACATTACAAGAGGTGTTTCAAGATATAGACACACTTCTTGATATTGCAAGTCCTAAACAAGACGAGGAAACAATAGACGATACGACAATTCTATTACAGACTGAAGAATTACTATTGGAAACAATAGAATTAGAAGTCGAAGGAGAAATATAAATTATGGCAAATCTAAACGATTTGAAGGTAGAACTTCAAGATCTTAGAGAGTCCACAATGGCTGATTTCAAAGGGATCGAATCCACAGGATTTGACGCAGAGAAAAAAAGCGAGTGGGCAAAGCGTAATGAGAGAATGTCCGAATTAGTAGATCAAATTAAAGAAGCTACTAAAATAGAAACTGAAAAAAAAGAGCTTGAAGAAGCTATCGAGGCAGGAAAAGTTGTTGAGCCAAAAGGCATACACTTCGAAAAGTCACAAGAAGCACCTAAAACTCTTGGTGGTCAGTTTTTAGATTCAGACGCTTACAAAGCGTTCAAAGAAAATGGACAAAAAAACATTACATCTGAGTTGAAGTTCAATATGGGCATAAAAGCCGATACAACTGAATCAACAATGCCACCTCCAGTAGTAAGAGCACCAAGAATACAAGAATCTGCACAAGATGATCCTTTTGCAATTCCTAACTTGATCGACACTATCACAACTGATCAGTATCAATACAAGTATCTTGAAGAAACTACTTTTACAAACGCAGGTGGAGCAATTGCTGAAGCAGGAACATACGCAGAAGATACTCTTGCATTTACCGAAAGAACTGAAAACATTAGAAAATTAGGTTCATTCGTACCAATGACAGAAGAACTTCTTGCTGATATGTCTGCTGCACAAGGCTACATTGATTCAAGACTACGTTTCATGGTTCAACAAAATGTTAGTGATCAAATTATTGATGGATCCGGATCTGGTGCAAACCTAACCGGTATCTTGAATAAAGCAGGAATCAATACTTTTGATTATGCTTCATTTGGTGGAAACCTTAAAAGAATTGGACAAGTACTAGAAGCAATCACAGAAATACAAAAAGATAGCTTCTTGCAACCTGACGCAATTCTTATGCACCCTAGCGATTGGTATCAAGTTATAACTGAAGTTAATGCCGTAACAACAAGTGGATCTTTAAATCCATTATTTGTTGGTGCAGGTAACTTTGGTTCAGGTGTTGCTGCAACTCTTTGGGGATTGCCAGTAGTTCCTACAACTGAACTATCAGCAGGTACTGCATTAGTTGGTGTATTTGGTGGTGGACAAGCTATTCATATAGTCGCAAGACAAGGTATGGAAGTCAGCATGTCCGATAGCCATGCATCTAACTTTGCAAAAGATATAGTTGTTATGAAAGCTTCTGTGAGAATGGGACTACCTATTTACAGACCAGCAGCATTCTGTTCAATTACAAACTTCTAAGAGATTAGAAAAAACAATGGTAACTTCCTCAGACTTAGGTTTGGGGAAGTCCAATGTTAGAAAGGAAAATATGGCTCATACACTTAAAAAAGATACTTGGCAAGACGAAGAAGGCAAAGTAGCACAATCTAATGATAAACTTCCAAACGGTTGGAAAAAAGGCAAATTATTAGGTCGTAAAGGCATGGAAGTTACAGATTTACAAGCTAAAGAGTGGGGATTAGATAAAAAAGCTAAAGCACCTGCTGAAAATAAAGGCAAGTAATTAACAATGGCCCACGATCAGTACTGCGATAAAGACGATTTAAAGGCCTATGTAGGTCTTACTGGTACTGGTCAAAATGATAATATAGACAACGCAATTAATGCAGCTTCTAGGGAGATAGATCAACTCTGTAATAGAGTTTTTTATGAAACAGAAGCTGTTGAACATAAATACTTCAATGCAGTTGATCCATTAAGCATTGTAGTTCCAGACATTTCTAAAACTACAAGTCTAGTAGTTAAGTTAGACACAACAGATGACGGAACACATGAAACAACATTAACAATAGATACAGACTTCTATTTAAATCCTATTAATCCACCACAGATTGCAACTGTCGGTGGAACAATATACTATGAACCATACAACGAGCTTAGAATTTTAAGCACAAGATCAAGCGAAAGGTTCGATCCGACAATTCCTAAAAATATTAAGATAACTGCATATTGGGGATTCAGTATAGTTCCAGACGCAATTAAACAAGCATGTTTATTACAAGCAACTAGATTATGGAAGCGTAAGGATAGTCCATTCTCGACTTATGGTAATCCTGCAACAGGCACAGGAGAATTATTTAACAGATTTGATCCAGACGCATTAAAACTTATAAAGGGCTACGCCAAGAAAACTTTATAATGGCCACAGATAAAAACTTCTCTATTGAAGTTCTAGGGGCTAGACAATTAAAATCAAGATTAGACGCAGGAAAACTTTTATATACACCTCTAAGAAAATATTTTAATGCTACTGGTAAGATTGTAAAAGCAAAGGCTAAAGAAAATACACCGGAGTTTTCTGGAAAACTTAAATCACAAATAAAGTATAAAAAAGTAGCAGATCGTGGAAGATTACCCGGTGGTGTAAAAGTATTTGTAAATACTCCATACGCAAGATATGTTCATGGAGATATGAACAAGAATTATAAATACAAGGGCTTATCCTATCCTAAAGACAAAGATAAATTCGATAGAACAAAACCTCATTGGCCACCATTTAAAGCATTAGCAAAATGGGCAGACGCTAAAGGCATACCGGTATTCTTAGTTGCTAAATCAATATCGGAGAAAGGTACTGCAATCGTG